GACCCCCCTATGCATCGCCCGGCTCCCAAAAATTTCCCCGGGGGTAAATCTGGAAAAAACAGTTTTAAATCGGGGGTTAAAACTGGGTCCGAACACGCTCGAACTCTCTGGAAAGTGAAAGGAGGTCGCGTGCCAGCAAGGCGAAGGGATGAGAAAGTCGAGAAGACTCGCCGCAAACCCGCGACAACTCCTGAGGCACGTGAAGGTCAGATGGTTTCGGCCGCTATCGATCTCGCTGAGAAACAAATTCGTAACGGAACGGCCTCATCCCAAGTCATCACGCACTATTTGAAGCTGGGTTCGAGTCGAGAACGCTTGGAACAGCAGCGACTTGAGCACGAAAACGAATTGACTCGCGTCAGGATCGAAGCTATCGAATCTCAGAAGCGCGTAGAGGAGCTTTACATGGAAGCTTTGACTGCAATGCGGTCCTATGCCGGAGAATTGCCAGCACCTGAGTTCGATGACGAGGATTAGAACATATTCCGAACTCATTCGGCTGGAAACGTTCGAAGAACGGTATAGATACCTCCGATTAGAAGGAGTAGTCGGAGAATCTACGTTTGGCTTCGACAGATTTGTTAATCAATACTTTTACAGGTCTCAAGAGTGGAAAGCGGTTAGAAATGAAGTCATAACTCGTGATAATGGATGCGATTTGGGAATTCCTGGTTATGAGATTCACTCAGGGCTTATTGTCCATCACATGAATCCGATGACTTTACCAGACATCATCGAGGGTGGCGAAGAGCTGTTCTACACCGAGTATCTCATATCTACATCTCTACAAACCCATAACGCTATCCACTACGGCGACGAAAGCTTACTTCCTAGAGGTCCTGTGGAAAGAAAGGCTGGTGATACGAGACTCTGGTAGGTGAAAATGGGTACGGACAGGGTGTTTCTTCAATTCGCAGCAGGCTTGTTTCTGCTGATCGGATTGTACGGCATAACGATGACCGTTGTCGTCGTCTGGGGGGATCATTCCCTTGCACTTAAGTTGATCAACGTTTGGGCCACCATGTTTGGTGCTCTTGTCGGTCTTGGATCCGGCTATTTGATCGGTCGATCTACCATACATCATGATAACACGCCACAAAATAGGATAGAGGAGGAAACCGAGGTACTTCCTCCGCATGGATACCCACAACGACCTGAACAATGATCGCCTCCGTCGCAGGAGATGTTATCGGGTTATTTCTAGGTGTAGTCGGGATTGTACTGGGGGCCGCAGCATGGTTCATCAAGATAACCTCGGATATGCGGGATCGAATCACTCGTTTGGAAACAAAATTCGAAGAACACTATTGGCATGATCGTCCTGGAAAGGAGGATTGATGGAAGAGAGAGAAGACGATCGGCATATTCAGCACGAGGAAGAGCCCGACGACGAGGTAGATGGCTGCGATCTCGATTTCACAAAAGATACCACTTCAGACGACGAGATTGCGAGCCTTCTGCAAATGCCGGAAGAGCGGGAGGAAGAAGGTGCCATACGATACGGGGATGGCCCAGAGGCTGCGTGATGCAGGACTCAAGGTCGCAGAAGTTGACGGATGGAAAACTCGTGCTAACAATTCTGGCGGCAATTTCTATCCCAAGGGATTTGTGGTTCATCATACTGCAGGAGCAGGACCATCCGCAGGAAAAGCTCCCTCGCTTAACATTTGCATTTATGGTCGGTCAGATCTTGCCGGACCGCTTTGCAATCTCTACATGGATTATGAGGGTACGGTTTATACCGTTGCTGCCGGGTCTGCGAATCATGCGGGTTATCCCGATGGAGGCAGCTACAAGGGAATGACCGGTAATTCGACAGCGTGGGGAATCGAGATCGAGCATCCGGGAACGTATCCATTGGAATCAGATCGCGCGACATTAGCTCAGCGCGCCGTTGCTGCAATCATCAAGGGAACCTGCGATGAAAGTATGGTCTGCTATCACAAAGAGTGGACTTCGCAGAAGCCAGATCTTGCAACGTGGCCCTCACCTTCGGATTTTCGTAAGGCTGTGGGCGAGATTCTGAAAGGCAAACCTCAGGAGGACGAAATGGGTTACCCGCCATGGTTCTGGGATTGGGCGGATTGGTATCTGACCACCAATCGTGACCCGAACAAGCGTCCGAAGGGTGCTCCCGACAAGATTCCAGAGTGGGCATGGACCGCTCTCGACGAGATCAAGCAAATCGGTAACCGCTACGGGATGACTTCCGGTGAGCGGGACTGGATTGTTTGGTACAACGGCGGCAAGAAGGGAACTCGTCCCAAGGTGCCGTCAACGATCCCCGAACGCTGGTGGCCAGATCAGAAGTTCTCAGCGCAAAACTAAAGGAGAAGACAATGCGTGAAGTATCTCAGACCGAAGATCCTGCTCCCGTCGCCCCGGAACCGGTGGTCGATCCAACCGAGCCGACTCCCGACGAGGAGAATGGTGAGAACGGCGAAGAGAGCGGCGAGAACGGCGACGAGAACAACACTCCCGGCGATCGCTACGACGGCGGGGAGATCCCCAGGTAGTTAAACCGCAGTAACCAAAGTGGGTGTGAAGATGGAAGAAAGTATCCTTATTGGAACCAAGAAAATTCTCGGAATTGATGCGAGTTATACTGCGTTTGATCACGATATTCTTACGCATATTAACTCTGCATTCTCCACTCTCACCCAACTGGGAGTGGGACCGGCTGCTGGTTTCATGATCGAGGACGACACTAGTAAATGGGCGGATTTTATCGATACATCAACGGATCCCCAGTATAATTCGGTAAAATCTTATGTTTTTCTTCGCGTTCGACAGCTGTTCGATCCCCCTTCGACTTCATATCTGATTTCAGCAGTTGAAAGACAAATTCAGGAGCTCGAGTGGCGTCTGAACGTTCATCGAGAAGAGACAGAATGGACGGATCCAGACCCCCCAATCTACGATCTCGAGGATATTCATGACGGTGAGATCATTGCACGTGGTAATCGAAGACAACTCTGGAAGCGGGTCTCCTAAAGGAGCGATCATGGAGCGAGAGAGCTCACTGGAGGAAAGACAGCGCAAGGATGCGGAGAAGGCTGCCGCAATCAAGGAAAGACAAGTTCGTCTCGGCCATATTCCTGCTCCGACGGAAGAAGTTTCGGAAGAGGAGTCCGAAGAGGAACCGAAGCCGAAGCCAAAATCGCGCGCCAAGAAGTAGTGCGATGAAAACGACTGAGGTCGTGAGCGACATTCTCGAGCATCATGGTGTCAAGGGAATGCGCTGGGGCGTTCGGCGAAAAGCCACAGTAGAACCGCGGGAAGTGATCGTCAGAGATACTCGACGAAAGGTAAAGACTTCCGGCGGGGAAGGACACCCAGCGCATGCAGACGCCATACGCGCGCGCAGGATCGGACAGAAGGGAAAGAAAAGTGGTCTCAAGTCACTTTCAGATCAGGAGCTTCAGGACTATTCAAAGCGTCTGAATCTGGAAGCGAATGTAAAACGACTTAATTACCAGCAATCCAATGTTGGTAAGAAATTCGTGCTTTCTCTTCTCGGTCAAACTGGAAAAAATGCTGCGACACAAGCTGCCAATGAAGTTGCGTCCGCACAAGTTAAGAAACATCTGGCAAGAGTGGCGCTAGCGACAGCTGCTTAGGAAGGGGGTTAGCATGGGTCTGTCAAATACTGCGGTACCGATCTACTACGGTCGGTTTCGCGAGGCAGTTCTTCGAGGCGAGATTCCGGTCAATCGTGAAATCGCCATGGAGATGAATCGAATCGATTCGCTCATTGCTAACCCTAACATCTACTACGATGATCAAGCCGTCGAAGGATTCATTCGGTATTGTGAGGGCGAACTCACGCTGACCGATGGATCCGATCTCTATCTGCTCGACTCGTTCAAAGTCTGGGCCGAACAAATCTTTGGTTGGTACTACTTTGTCGAACGAAGTGTGTATATACCGACGAAAGAGAATCACGGCGGACACTACGAGAAGAAACAGATAAAGAAACGCTTGACTGTAAAGCAATATCTGATTGTTGCTCGTGGAGCAGCTAAGTCGATGTATGCGTCGATTATTCAAAGTTACTTTCTGAATGTCGATACATCAACGACACATCAGGTCACTACTGCTCCAACGATGAAACAAGCAGATGAAGTCATGTCTCCGTTTCGTACAGCTATCACTCGATCACGCGGACCATTGTTCAAATTCCTGACAGAGGGATCTCTGCAGAACACAACTGGGTCTAGAGCCAATCGAGTGAAGCTGGCGGCGACCAAGAAAGGCATCGAGAACTTTCTTACCGGATCTCTGCTCGAGGTTCGACCTATGGCTATCAATAAGCTTCAAGGCCTTCGGCCAAAGATCTCCACAATCGACGAATGGCTGTCTGGAGATCTTCGAGAGGATGTTGTAGGGGCTGTTGAGCAAGGCGCCTCGAAGCTGGAGGATTATCTTATTGTAGCTATTAGCTCGGAAGGAACTGTTCGAGCAGGCTCAGGTGACACTATCAAAATGGAGCTTGCGGACATACTCAAGGGAGAATACTACGCGCCGCACGTTTCGATCTGGCATTACAAGCTTGACGAAATTGAAGAAGTTGCCGATCCAGCCATGTGGTTGAAAGCCAATCCAAATCTAGGACTGACGGTATCCTATGAAACTTATCAATTGGACGTTGAACGTGCAGAGAAAGCTCCTGCATCGCGAAATGACATTCTTGCGAAGCGCTTTGGGATTCCAATGGAAGGCTATACGTACTTCTTTACGTATGAGGAGACTCTTCCTCATCGTCGTCGCGAATTCTGGCAGATGCCTTGTAGTTTGGGTGCAGATCTGTCACAGGGCGATGACTTTTGTGCTTTTACATTTCTATTTCCGTTGGGTCACGAAAAGTATGGAGTGAAGACTCGGAGCTATATCACTGAGCTCACCTTGATGAAACTTCCAGCCGCTATGCGCCAGAAGTACGAGGAGTTCATCATCGAGGGAAGTCTTCATGTAATGCCAGGCAATATCTTGGACATGATGGAAGTCTACGATGATCTCGATGCATTTGTCCTGACTTCTGAGTACGATGTTCGGACGCTTGGCTACGATCCATACAATGCCAAAGAATTCGTAACTCGCTGGGAAGCTGAGAACGGGCCTTTCGGAATCGAGAAAGTAATTCAAGGAGCCAAGACAGAATCGGTTCCTTTGGGTGAAATCAAGATTATGAGCGAAGAGCGTCTCTTGATCTTTGATCAGTCGCTCATGTCTTTTGCGATGGGTAATGCGATCACACTGGAAGACACGAATGGAAATCGCAAACTTTTGAAGAAGAGACAAGACGAAAAGATCGACAATGTCGCAGCTCTGATGGACGCCTGGATCGCATACAAGTTGAACAAGGAGGCGTTTGAGTAATGCGCAAAGAATGGACAATCGGTATTAGCGATATCGCCATGGTGATCATCGCCATTTTCGTTGTGCTCGCATTCTTCAACGGATGGGGCTAGCCTATGCGAGATTCTAGAGAAAGGAGGTGGATATGCGGCGATTCGGTGCGACGTTGATACATGCGTGGAATGTCTTCATAAACCAAGACATTCGAGACAAGGCTCGTCCTTACGCTGAACCACGCTATGGAGCTCGGCCGGATCGTGTTAGATATCGGATCCCTAATGAGCGCTCCATCATCTCGTCGATCTATACCCGTTTGAGCATTGATATCGCTTCGGTTGACGTTCGTCATGTAAGACTGGACGATCAAAAGCGATATCTCGAGGACATCGACAGTGGATTGAACAACTGTCTGACTATCGAAGCCAATATTGATCAAGCTGCGCGCGCATTTAGACAAGATATCGCCATGACATTGTTTGATAGAGGTGTCGCTGCGCTTGTCCCCGTCGATACATCAATTAATCCAGAACGAACGGGTGGCTTCGATATTCTGACGTTACGTGTCGGAGACATTGTGACGTGGTATCCAGAACATGTTCGCATCAGTGTGTACAACGAGGCGATTGCTCAACGTCAAGAGATTACGCTACATAAAACTGCTGTAGCTATCGTCGAAAATCCGTTGTATGCCGTGATGAACGAACCGAATTCGACTCTTCAACGTCTTCTACACAAGCTCAATCTGTTGGATGCTGTCGATGAAGCATCTGCGTCCGGAAAACTCGATCTTATTATCCAGCTTCCATATGTGATCAAATCGGAAGCTCGTAGACAACAGGCAGAACAGCGTCGCGCTGACATCGAGTTTCAGCTCAAAGGAAGTCAGTACGGCATTGCGTATACAGATGGAACCGAAAAAATCACGCAATTGAATCGTCCGGCCGAAAACAATCTCCTTGCTCAGGTCGAATTCTTGACTGAAATGC